CCTAAAAAGAATAGACACAAGACATATTTGGAGGAAAAAGGGAGGGACAAAGACACGTTTGTGCCGACCCGCAGTTAATCCCCTATAGAACCCGACACTAAGGCACGATCGACACATAAATGCACTGATACCCCACTTTCTCTTTGCCCCTCTTATAACGCATTTATAGCGGGATTAACGGCATGTCTAACTCTCTGAGTATCAGCGAGAAAGAATGGTATAGATGATGTGAAAAAAGTTGTGAACGAGGGAAAGAATGTGTATGTTTATATTAATAACAACGGGCACTGAAGCCCACTAAAACCAATACAAATGGCAAATAGCAAAACATGGTCAGAGCGTATCCTTAACGCTGCAAGCAAAGAAAGTTCAATTGATAACCGCACTCTTCGTGTACGTTTCCGTATCCCTAAGACTGAGATGAATCAGGAAGAATACAACAATGTGATTGGTCGTACTACCCGTCATTTATACGAAAGCAACATGCTTAAGCGTGTAGATCGTGGTACTTATGCGATTACTAAGAAAGGCCGTAAGGCTGTAGGTGCATAATCTGCACTAGTTAATAGGGTTACAGTGGTGAAGCCTCCTAGTTTAGGGGGCTTTTCCTATGCCCGTGATAATGAGTAAGTTACGTAACTACTTGAGTCTCAGGGGGGGTAAATAGGTAAAATATGCTCCTGAGTATCAGTTAGTTATGTAACTCGTTGATTATCAGATAGAATGATTTGGTATTGTAGCTTGTAGATCGTGAGATTGTGCGGAACTTTACCCTGTAAGCTCTAATGCTTTATCCTATATGAAAACGACAAAAACCGCAAAATCCGCTAAAACTGCTAAAACCGTAGCAGTTAATTATAAAATTCACTCTGCTGCTTTCTTTGCTCCAGTACCTGCGGAGAAGCGTGAAGAGACTAATTGGAACGCTAAGGTTTACCGCGATCGCGAGCAATCTTTCTATGCTTCTGCTAGTTACGAGGCACCATCTGCACCAGTTGCAATGCCTTTGAAAAAGAAGGCTCTTAAAGCCACTATCAAAGCAGGTTTAGAAGCTGCAAAGAAAGTGCGTCATAACAACACTAAAAAAGAGATCACTATCGCTAAATTTGCGATCATTGATGGTGTTCCACACAAACGTGTTAATGGTCAATTCGTGCCATTGACGCCTGCTGCTGAGTCTAAGAAGTGGGATGTAATCGGGTAATCATGCAGCATCTAACTACACACTAATCATTTAATACACACAATATGACACAGATAATCAATACTCCCGCACAATTAGCGGCAATCAAAAAGCAACATGCTTTCTTGTTCATACCATCCGGTCCTGGTGGTAAAGTAACATACCCAGTAACAGTGACCATTATGAAGTAATTAACCTAACACATACACACATGCAAACTGCAATACTAGTAAATTTCAAGAAGGAGAAGATCGTTCACACGTACTCACAGCCAGGGAAACCGCTGTGGGAGAAGTACATGAAGAAGGGTTATGTAATGGTATCAATGGTGAATGCATTTAATGCAACATTCACATATGACCCACAGTACAAGCCAAAGCGCACTAAACGCAAGTAATAACACCGCTCCTATAGCTCATTCGGTTAGAGCAACTGACTCATAATCAGTAGGTGCCTGGTTCGAATCCAGGTGGGAGCACTAACAATATAAAACATATACATATGACTAAAGTTACAATTCTTGGCGAGAAGCCTAAGACCCACGCACACAGCGGGATCAGATTCATGAAGAGACTAGACACAGGTGATAAGATGATACCGCATAGCGATAGCACCACACTAAAACGCATTTATAGTGGGATTACTGGCAGTCAACCGTACGACTACGAGCATATTGAGCTAATTTGCAGGGACTACTATTGCACTGCACCGTACGGGCATCCTAGCATGGACTTAATGTTTGCATATGATCAGAAGCGATCCACAGGAGTACTGTACATGGGATACTTCAATGACGGAGTAGTAATACCAATGCCTGATTGGAATAAGCTTAACATAAGATGCTAATAGTACTAGTCATAGGGGGGGTATCGACTACTGCATAAGTAGGGGGTATCCCCCTCTCTAGAACCTGCATATACACAGGGGGGTATCCCCCTGAAATACGCGATAAAACACGGGATATATAGGGGGGGGTAGGGTATGATAATTACGTGAAAACCGGCATGGATAGCGGTATCCAGGTCCAACTAGACGTGTTCACATTCCGAGCATATTTTTTTTTGCTATAGGAACTCGACACTTCGGTTACACTGCGTGTAGTGCATATCTCCCACCCCTCCTCTCTACTCCCTTATCCCTAATGAAAATTAATAACTTAAAACACACAATATGACAACACTTACCAAATCTGCTAAATTAGCGCAAGCTACAACCCCTATTACTATTGGATCTAAAGTAACCTTTATTAACGATACTCGTGGTGGATTTACTAATTGGGATACCATATACGGCACAGTAATCAAGGTATCCAAGGTTACTTGTCAGGTTAGTACTAAAGCAGGGGATATCTATAAAGTCGCTATTAGTGACGTACTTAACATGGAGGACTTATTTTAATACTAAAAAAACATAACACATGACAAACACAGAAACACAAGCATTAGTTACCAAGCTGAGAGGCGCACTAACACAGAGTGAACACTATTGGAAAGAAGGTAAATCACATGCATTTATCGTAGGGTATTTGCAAGGTAACTTTCAGACTGCAATATCAACTTTAGAGATGGATCTTGATATAGACAGGCTATCTCAGCCTAAAGATCCATTCTATACAGATGGAGACTCTGACGACTGCGATCCTGCAGGAGGATACGGTCTGCATTCACATGTCTAATATATTAATCATTTAACACCCATATACACAATGCCAACAACAATGAAGCCAGCAGCAATACAGCACATACCAACACAATACGCACAAACACACAAGGACATGATGGCCTATAACGGCACGTTTAGTCTTGTATTGAATATACGTCATACTTTCATTAAGTACGGGAAGCTCAGCGATAAACAATGGGCTGCAGTAGCAAAGTGCGTAAAGCCGCTACCAGTGCATGATCCAAATGTTATCCTAGTTCCTAATTGTACCATACCAATCGTGATCTCTGCAAGTAGTGCACGTCATATTGCAAAGAGTAACAAGTGGCCAATGAATCCGTGTACTCTGCTAGTAACGCAAGTCATATCGCAAGATAGAGGTACTATGAAGTTAAAAGTAAAAATGGATTGGAGTGGCACTGTGAGTGTGTGCAGATGCTGCGGTAAATCATTAACAGATTGGCGATCTCAAGCTACTGGTGTTGGTCCAGTATGCGTGAAAGGCACAAATATTCAATACGTTAGAAACCAAGGAGACATTGCGAGGTTTCAACAGGAAATGGAGAATCTATGCAATACCATAGGTGAAGTAGTAGTTGACATTAAACGATGGGCTTTCAAAGACGGACTAGGTGCGGTTACTGATGCTATTGCATGTAACACTCCTGTCACTGTGGCTCCTCAATTTCCTCCTGATGCAACTATTGCGTGTCACGGGACCGCGGCTCCTCCTGATACAATGCTAATACGAGGTAAAGATATCACTTACGTCTTAAAAGACTTTGTATGGAATGAGAAAGAGCGTACCTTGTCACCTGCAAAAGGTGTGACTATAAAAGCTCCTTTGGAAGGTGGTGATATATTCATATACAATCCCGTTACCGGTGTGAGGGTGAGATTCATAGAAAATCCGTTTGGATGGTATAGTGCATCTTCATCAAACGTTGAAAGTATAAAACTAAAAATCTAATACACATACCATGCGTAAAAAAAGATCTGATAGAAATCACTTAATATACATGCTTACTTGTGAACCCACTGATGAACGCTATATTGGCGTTACTGTGATGAGTAGTACAAGTCAAGCAAAAGTACTAAAACAAAGGTGGCAGGGACACGTGTATAAAGCACTAGTGTTACAAGAATCGTGGGTCTTACCACGCACTATAAGGGAGTATGGAGAGAGTAGTTTCACTGCTGAAGTTCTCAAAATAGTGCGGGGGAAAAAGGCTGCTTTTGCTGCTGAGAGTGCATTGATTAATGCCCTTGGAACTGAGCTAAACACAAGGGCAAAACAAATGCTCTGAGTATCAGCTAGTTATGTAACTACTTGATAATCAAGTGCTTTATTTCACTTACATTTTAGCATTATCGATTAGGAATGGGGAACTTTACTATGTCAGCAGGGCTAAACCTATACACATATATGAACATGAAAACGTGCATTAAATGCGATGCGGAGATTCCGCTAAAAAGAGTGCAGTTGGGGTACTTAGAGTGCGTCAATTGCTCCGATACTGAGTCCTATGGATTCGTTAATATTATCAATCACAAGACTGGTAATACAGTGCAACCAATGCCGAAAAAGCAGGCTGATATTATCAATAAATTTGGTGATAGAAAGCGCTTTGGAACGGTGTTGAAAGGCGGTTCTAAGAGCGATACTTACAATCCGAAAAACATTAAATTTGGTGCATCTTTAGTGCAAATTGTTTGAGAAGGTGGGTGAAGAGGCTATGTTTTTACTCGAAAATAACGGGTTTGACACTGCTTCTTTGTACATTGATAAGGAGGTTAAGAACTACAGTATTAGTGGTTCTCAAGCCTTTCAGTTACGTCAGATAATGCAGGCTTTTGCATAGTAAATAAAGCAATTAATAACATAAAAAACACACACAAAACATGGAAAACAAGACGCTATTTTCGTATTACAAAAGAATGATTAACAACATGTGGGAGGAAGGATTTCGCAAGTATACTGCGAATGAATTGAATACTTTTGTTGGTAGTCACGAGAAGTCAACTCAGTGGAAAAGATACGGAAACAACCCGTATTACAGCACTCGTTCATACCAAACTGAACTGAGACGATTAGGTTGTATCACACCGATTAAACGTGGGTTATGGCAAATCAATGGTCCCATTCCTGAGTGGTTTGGTTCCTTTCATATCAAGGGTTTGAGAGGTGGATTTGATCCTAATAACAAGTGGGGTGATCACAGCTGCCTTTACTGGAACAACCTTGATCCTAAGTATAAAATTAATCCTTGGAGAAACATAGATCCGATGCGTGTAATGGCAAGCATAGGCCCATTAGATCTTAACAATCCTACAGATAGAGCACAATATATAAACAATAAAAACACACAAAACATGACACAAAGAAACTTTACCACAACTAATTCAGACGTTGAAAAAACCTGTCAATCCTACTCCGTAGACTTCAATTTAACAGCACCATTTGGAGCGCAGTTTAAATGCCACGCATATGTAAATAAAGTGCTTACTATGAGTAATGATTGGGAGGTAGAAGTAGGTGATCTTGAGCTTACTTTACTTACTAATAAAGCTGCTGATCACGTAGCTATTAGGAACTTAGTATACTTGATGATGGGTGAGACAGAGGGTATAAATTGGTTGAAATCAGTCGATGACTATGTTAAGGAATTAGTTCAAAACTACGCTGAAACTACTACACATGCGCCGATAAGTCAAGCTGTTGGATTGTACACAAAGGAACAAGTACACCAGATCCTAAAGGACTTCATTGAATTCTCGCGAGCAAGCGTTAAAAGTGAGGTTGAGGATGCTTTAGATAACCTCGATGTAGATGATGCTGTACAGCTTGACTTTGATAGTTACAATCGCTCAATTAATGTTGAGTTTAATAGTCGCCAAATATCATCGAATCTGGTTGACGGTGTAGATGAGGGATTGAGTAATGCACTCAACGACTTCAATATCGAAAATACAGAGATAAAATAATCACCCTGATAATCAGGTAGTTATATAACTCCTTGATACTCAGGCAAATAGATTTAGGTAGAAATTAGCATATCCATTTCATTAGGAGGACCTTTACCTTATTAAGCACACAACCTGTAAACGCTGTTTACGGGTTTCGTGCGTTGTAGGAACTAGTAACAATTTTAAATACACATATATGAAGAACACACAAATCATCGCAAAAGTCGCTATGGGCGCAGGAAAAAAGGGTCAATCAGTTCGCGCAATTGACATTAACACTAACAAAGATATCACAACTGATATCACGTACATGACACTTAGTAAGGCATTCAAAGCAGGTATGTGGTTAGAGAATAGTAGTGGTAAATGGCGTCAAATCGATCCAAAGGATATACATGCAACACCAACTGCTGAAGTAGTTGAAGCTGCTAAGAGTGAAGCAGGTAATGTAATGGCTTTCTTAAGCACTTGTGTTGAGAAACGTCCAACGTCACTATTCTGTGAGGATCTGACTTGGAAGTTCATTTGTCGTTCAGTAATGAGGGGTCGTAACATACTACTTACAGGTCCTACAGGTACAGGTAAATCACAAACTGCTATTGCTGTTGCAAAGGCTATGGATCGTGAGTTATTCTATTTGAACTTAGGTGCTACACAAGATCCACGTGGTACACTAATCGGTAATACTCACTTCTCTAAAGATGCGGGTACTTACTTTAACGAGAGTGCATTCGTTAAGGCTATTCAAAAGCCTAACACTGTGATCTTGTTGGATGAGATTTCACGTGCTCATCCTGAGGCTTGGAATATCCTAATGACAGTGCTAGATCCAGGTCAACGTTATTTGCGTTTAGATGAGGCAGTAAATTGTCCTACTATTAAAGTTGCTGATGGTGTATCATTCATTGGTACTGCTAACATTGGTACTGAGTATACAGCTGTTCGTGTAATGGACAGAGCGTTGTTAGATCGTTTCTTAATTGCTGAGATTCCGTTCTTAACACCAGTTGAAGAGTGTGCATTAATCACTCAGCTATATCCAACGATCGATCAAGCGATTATCAAGAATTTAGCTGAGATTGCTAATCAGACACGTAGTGAGATCAAGTCTGATAGTGCTAAGATTCAAACGCCTATATCAACACGTTCAGTGCTTGAGATGGCAGGTTTGTTGACTGACGGATTCACACTAAGTGAGTGTGCTGAAGTTAGTATCTATCCTTTGTATTCGCAGGATGGTGGTATGCAGTCAGAGCGTACGTTTATTAAGCAATTAGTACAAAAGTATGTTAACGATGGTACTGCTGATAACTTAATGGGTCAAGATAACACTGCTAATGGTCCTCATGATAACAGCCCGTTCT